CACAATGACCAATGGAATTTTAATTTTCGCACACAACAATCGTGAGGTAGACTACGGATTGTTAGCAGTGATCAGTGGCGGGCTTGCAAAAAAGCACCTCCGAGTACCAGTGTCATTGGTCACCGATCACAGCACCAAGGAATGGTTGCTCAAATCACACACATGGCAGCAGGTTGAAACAGTATTCGAGCATGTTATAATTGTAGATAAACCTGTTACCGATAATCAACGTGGATTACACGACGGAGTGATCAATAAAAAAATACCATTTTGTAATACCAATAGACACTCGGTATGGGATCTTACACCCTATGATAGAACACTGCTGATAGATAGTGATTTTTTAATATTCAGTGATAATCTAGACAAATATTGGAACGTAGATGCTGACGTAATGATAGGTGATTCGATCAACGATATCTACAGCAACGATAGATTAGGATATCTTGATAGATATGTCTGTGAAACCAGTTGTAAAATGTATTGGGCAACCACGGTGATGTTCACGAAAAACCCACAATCGAAATTGTTTTTTGACACTGTGAATCTTATCAAAGAAAATTACAAGCATTATGCTGATGTCTTTAGATTCGATCACAGACAGTATAGAAATGACATAGCGTTTAGTGTTGCTAAACACATGCTAGATGGATTTGAGAACATGCACACACCAACACTGCCGCCTGTGTTATCAGTGATGGACAAAGATATACTCACAGCGGTCGACAAGGACAAATTAACATTCTTGATTGATCATCGATTGGATGCTACATATTGTGCAGCATCTGTGACTGGGGTCGACATACATGTGATGAATAAACAAAGTATATTGAGACACCAGCAACAGTTAATGGAGTTGATATGAATTTTGGGTATCTGCTGTTTGTGGCACACAATGATGACATTGATTATCTCAAGTGCGCCTATGCTCTAGCTCTGAGCATAAAAACCACACAAAAACCAGGTTATGACAGGGTAGCATTGGTAATTGACAACAAAGAATCACTTGAGAAATTAACAAGTCCGTGGGTGTTTGACACAGTGATTGAATGGGACCAAGAGAAATATTGGGATGGTAGATCATGGATGGACCAACTGTCTCCGTTTGATCACACAGTGTGCCTTGATGCCGACATGTTATTCCTGAGAGATTACAGTCATTGGATTGATTATTTTATTGCCAACAGCGAATTACATGTGGCCAATCAGGTCTACACCTATAGGGGTGAATTAATCACAAATCGCACATATAGAAAAACTTTTGACAGAAATTACCTACCGGATTTATACTCTATGTGGACTTTTTTCTCTAAAGGATCTGTGCTATGCCAAGAATTTTTTGAACTGGGTCGACAGATTTTAAAAAATCCCAGTGAATTCACCAATCAGTTTTTAAATGAACATAGACCCAAGGTGATTGGCACAGATGAAGCATTTGCACTGTCTGCTAAAATACTAGACATCACTGACGATATTGCATACGATTTACCCTTTCCTCGAGTAGTGCATATGAAACCAATGCTGCAAAACTGGCCTTGGCCTGCTGACACCTGGAGCGACCATGTGGGATTTTATCTCAATGCAGATGCTAGATTAAAGATAGGAAATTTTCAACAGAATGATATTGTGCATTACGTAGAGAAAAATTTAATCACAGAAGAGTGCATACATATCTTGGAGACCAAAGCATGGAAACTATAGAAGATTTTGACAAATGGCTGAGAGAACACAAGCCACCAATCACACAGTATGTGGCGGTGTTTGATCCAGACACAGGTCAAGTGATCAGCGTAGGACCAGATCATGCTTTTGCAGATCAAAAACATATAGTGCAGATATCACAAGAAATGGCTGAATCCATAATCACAGCTGAAATACAGATACACAACTGTCTAATAAATGTAGAGTCGGGACAGTTAGAGATAGCTGAAAAAAAGACACTAAAGAAATTAGATGATGTGTTGCACAGGATTTCTGATATCAAATATTCGGAAGAATCTAAATCGGACATGCATCTAACATACAATTCAAAAAGCAAATATTTGAAAATTCAATTATCTACAGAATACGGTGGAACTAAAAAACACAAAGGCAGCATCGGAACAAGAAGATTTATTTGGGACGGCTCCACCGATATGGATTTTTTAATCACCGATTACAACGATCCCAACTTGATTTTTCAGATGTTTTCTGTTAAAATAAATGAACTAGTAGGTCATAATGTAACAATTAAAAACATAGAATATGATAAGTTTAGTGTGTATACAAGACGCCTATTTAAAAATTATGTGATTGAATATAAATGAAAATAATTGAGTTTGATGTAGTTTTTTTAAGTTACGACGAGCCTAACGCTGATATGCATTATGCAGACTTGTGTAATAAAGTTCCTTGGGCGAAACGTATCCACGGAGTTAAAGGATCTGACCACGCCCATAAAGCCGCTGCAGAGGTCAGCGAAACAGATTGGTTTATCACTGTTGATGCAGACAACATTGTAGATCCTAGATTTTTTAACATCGACCTCGACATGAGTGATCCCAAGATACAGGTCTATGGATGGTGTGGCCGTAACGCAATCAACGGTCTTCGATATGGCAATGGTGGATTAAAAATCTGGCGCAAGGACTTTGTTCTTAACATGAAGACACATGAAAATTCCAACAGTGATCGTGGCCAGGTAGATTTTTGTTGGGAGGATGGATATAGAAATTTTCCATTGACGTTTAGTGAAAGCGTTATTACAGGTTCACCATTCCAAGCATGGAGAGCAGGATTTCGTGAGGGTGTTAAAATGACATTACTTGACGGTGTCAAAGTTCCTCCTATGGAAATCAAAGAGCGTATATGGTGGCACAATATTCACAGACTACGCATGTGGTCAACAGTTGGTGCCCATGAAGAAAACGGAATCTATGCGGTCTACGGTGCTAGATTAGGAACATGGATGGCCAACTGCACACAGTGGAATTATGTTGATGTTCGAGATTTTGAAATCCTTAGAGACATCTATTTTCAATATGGTAAACCATATGAAGATGTGAACAGCGACGGTCTCATAGATGAGATTAAAAATTTAGGCGAAAAAATAAAAATGGGTCTAGGATTAGATTGGCCGTTTCTCGATGCACAGCAAAGCAAATTTACTTTAGATTTGTATCATGAAACAATGAATTTAAACGACACCTATTTTAAAATGCCGGTGCCTGCAAATGTATGACATTTTTTATGTTTCGAAAAATAATGGAAACAACGAAGACTGGACAACAATAAAGTCTAAGTATCCTCTTGCTCAACAACTCACAAACATACAATCATACAAAGAAATACAATCTAAATCTTTTACAAAAATGTTTTGGGTTATCTGGGACGATGTAGAGTTAACGTCATTTAATTTGCTAGACTACACAGTTACCAAGTGGGACGACATGTATGTTCATGTGTTTAGAAACAGCGAACATTATGATGGCATTTGTCTATTTCCTAAAGCATTAACTATTTCTCAACGAGAATTTCATCATAGATTTTTTACGGCTAAAAAAGAAATAGACATCGTTGCTAGTAAACCAAAACAATATACCAAATACCACCCTTCAACGTTTAAAGAATACCAAGAAATCACAGATGAAATGTTTTGGGTAGTATGGCCTGAGGTTACTGTTATTGATTATACAGTCTTTGATTTATATTTTAGTCACCATAACAGTTACGATCGCAGAGAAAATCACGTATTTAAAAACTTGTGCAACGATAACACGTCATACCTCAGTGGTGTAATTCTTTGTAGCAAATATAAATCTTTGTCGGAGCGTGAATTTAACAAACAATATGCTGTTGATAAAAAAGAACATGATGCCGTTGTTAGCAAGTATCAGTATCCTGTTCATACAATCAATTCGCACACTGAATATTTAGATATTGTTAACACTGAAAAACAACAAATGTTTTGGTGCCAATGGCCAAACACAGAAATCTTGGATAATACAATTTTTGATCTATACTTTGATCCCAATGATGGATCCTTGGATTATGATCGATCTGAAAATCACGTGTTTAAAAATTTATGCAATGATACAGAATCCTACCAAAGCGGTCTTACATTATTTTCTAAATCCAAAGTTATATCTAAAAAAGAGTTTGATAGAAAATACTTAATAGATAAAAAAGAACACAATCTTATAGTTAGTAGATATAGATACAGTCGTTATGATATTACATCCTATGATGATTACAAGAATATTTTAGAAACAGAAACGCAGCCAATGTTTTGGGGTATATGGCCTGAAATTGATATTATTGATGACACTGTTTTTGATCTATATTTTGATCCCAACGATGGCAAGTATGATCATGATAGAAAAGAAAATCACGTGTTTAAAAATCTATGCAATGATAAAGAAACATATTTGTGTGGGCTAGTTTTATTCTCAAAAGAAAAAGTTATTTCGCAAAAAGAATTTAACCGTAGATATTTAATAGACAAAAAAGAACACGCAGTAGTTGTTAGTCGTTATAGATATAATAGATATGTTCTTTCATCATATGACGGGTATTTAGATATCTTAAAGAAAGAATCACAACCTTTATTCTGGGGTGTATGGCCTGAAATTAATATTACAGACGAATCTGTGTTTGATCTATACTTCGAACCCAACGATGGTAAGTATGATCATGATCGCGCAGAAAATCACTCATTTAAACATTTGTTTAACGGCAACGAAATTTATACTAACGGGCTAGTATTATTATCTAAAAACAAAATCATTAGTCAACGAGAATTTAAACATAGATTTTTGATAGAAAAGAAAGAACACAATCAGCTAGTATCGGAACATAGATTATATGATGTTGTTTTTATATCTTACAACGAACCCAACGCCGACGAAAACTATAAGAAATTAACAGGCATATGTACGAGGGCTAAACGAATTCATGGTGTAAAAGGAATTCACAATGCACATATTAAAGCAGCAAGCATATGTAATACTGATATGATATGGATCGTCGACGGCGATGCAATAATCGAAGATAATTTTAGTTTCAATACAGTGATGTCAAGTTATGACATCGATTGTGTTCATGTTTGGAAAAGTATTAATCCTATTAATAATTTAGAATACGGTAATGGTGGTGTTAAATTATTACCAAGACAACTAACATTAGATATGAATATTAATACTTCGGATATGACAACTAGTATATCTAAAAAGTTTAAAGCCATGGATACTGTATCCAATACTAACTCTTTTAACACTGACGAATTTGCTACATGGAGATCAGCCTTTAGAGAATGTTGCAAACTATCTAGTCGAAGTATTGAAAGGCAGTACGAAGAAGAAACTAAACTACGGTTAGATACATGGTGCTCTGTTGGAGCTGAAAAACCTTTTGGTACATATGCAATCGAAGGAGCTCAAGCAGGCAGACAGTACGGCGAAACTAACAAAAATAATTCAGAAGCTCTTAATAAAATTAATGACTTTGATTGGTTACAGGAACAGTTTAGTGGAATATAATCGTAATATAAAAGGTAATGAACTTAAAGAGATTAATGGTAGGTATGAATCTCGTTATCTTGCCGACGCAGAATATGTATACAAAGAACTGAATAAAGTTAGCCCTAGCTTTTGTCTTGCTAAGTGGTATAATGTTAGTATACATATTCCTACAGGTAAGACACACAGTTGTTATCATCCTAGAGCACATCACATACCATTAGAAGAAGTAGTGATCGATGTAAGTGCATTACACAACACCAAGTATAAAAAAGATCAACGTAGACAAATGATTGAGGGAACTCGTCCTACAGAATGTAACTTTTGTTGGCAAATTGAAGACAGCGGCACCCAGCTAAGTGATCGTGCTTATCGTAGCAAAGATGTATACGAGCCCGGTCTTATTGAAGAAGCATTAACTGTTGAGAACCCTAATCCACGCTATGTGGAAGTAAACTTCAACCAAGCATGTAATTTTAAGTGCTCGTATTGTAGTCCGCATCTTAGCACAGCATGGCACAATGATATTCAAACCAACGGAGCCTTCATTTTAAAAGATAGATGGCATAATGATATTAAATGGATGGACAGTCTCAACATTGACAATGGGCCATCCAATCCATACTTGCTGGCATTTTGGGAATGGTTACCACAGATATATCCAACACTACATACATTCCGTATGACTGGTGGTGAACCTTTGATGGATAAAAACACCTTTAAAATGTTTGATTATGTACTCGAGCACCCTAAAGAGGACTTACACCTATCTATAACGTCAAATTGCTGTCCTCCCGGAAATCAGTGGAACAAGTTCATGATATCATTGAAGAAAATCACTGAAAAAAATGCAATTGACCACTTTATGTTGTTTTGCAGTTTAGACTCGTGGGGAAAACAAGCCGAATATATACGCAATGGCATGGATTTTAACATGCTATACACCAACGTAACTGACTATCTCCAAAACAGTGATAAACATAGTTTGACATTTATTATTACTTTTAATGCGTTGTCGTACACAAGATTTTATGAATACATGGAAAATATATTAAAATTACGTAAACAATTTAACAGCGGTCGTCAGTTGATTTGGTTTGATGTACCACAGCTAATTGATCCAGATTTTTTAAATCCTAAATTACTGCCTGTGTTAGTTTCTGAGTTAGAACGCACAATCGAGTTTATGAAATATAATCCAGAAACCAAATGGAATGAGTTTAAAGGATTCAGCGATTTTGAAATCAGCAAAGTTCAGAGATTGATCGATTGGATTAAATCGGATACTGGATTTAACAGTGAATTAGCTAAAGAGAATTTTTATTTATTTTTTAGCCAGCAAGACAAACGTCAAGGCACAAATTTTTTAAATACATTTCCAGAGTTAGAAACTTTCTGGAAAGAATGCGAGGCAAAATGCAAGAAAATAGAGTAACGTTTATTAAAAACGTAAGAGATAGATTAAACACTGTTGGTCCGGGATTCTGTGCAATGAAGTGGTTGCATCAAACCCTATATCTACACACTGGCGATAACCATAGTTGTTATCATCCTCGTCCACATCACATTGGATTAGATGAAATTGCTGTTGATCCCAGTGCGTTACACAATACCAAATGGAAAAAAGAACAGCGTAAGACCATGTTAGAAGGTGGCCGTCCTGATGAATGTCAATACTGTTGGAACATTGAAGACTTGCCAGGCGAACATATCAGTGATAGAATGATCCATAGTTCAAGTGATTTTAGTGAACCGTTAATTGAAAAACTTGCAGAGTTACCTTGGGACGCCCCGGTTAATCCTAGATATCTAGAAGTTAGTTTTGGAAATGCTTGTAATTATAGATGCGGCTATTGTTGTCCACAAGCAAGTACCATGTGGACTGAAGAAATTAAAAAGCATGGTAACTATGACTTGACCTATAATCAGTATGGCATTGAGTTTATGACCAACGGCACATATTATGGTCCTAAAGATGAAAATCCCTACATCGAAGCATTTTGGAAATGGTGGCCTAGTTTAAAAAATGATTTACACACATTGCGGATCACAGGCGGAGAACCTTTAATGAATCCAGGCGCCATGCAGTTTTTTGATTTGTTAGAAACAGAACCAAGCCCTCATTTGGAAATTACACTTAACAGTAATTTAGGTGTCACATTTGATCGTGTTGACAGACTTATTAAAAGAGTAACTAGCCTTGTAAAACAAAAGAAGATCCGTAAGTTTAGTTTCTTTACCAGCATTGATAGTTGGGGCGAACAAGCAGAGTACATGCGTACCGGACTTAAATGTGATCACTGGGAACGCAACATGATAGAAGTAATTAAATCAGGTGCTACTGTGAATTTAATGTGTACGTATAATGTTCTTTGTGTAACTAACTTTCAAAAATTGTTACACAAGGTCATAGAATGGCGTGAGAAGTTTGGATTTGAAAGTGTATCGTTTGATACTCCTTACTTGAAAGAACCACCACACTGGATGATTAACATTCTCACAGATGATTTTATTGCACATCAAGAAAGCCAATTAAAATTTATTGAAGATAATAAAAAATGGTTTACAGATGTTGAATATGAAAAAATGCTTCGGGTGACAGATTATATGAAAGAACATCCTGTAAGCGAGGAAAAGATTCGTGCAGGACGCAGAGATTTTTACAGTTTCTTTACCGAAAATGACAAGCGGTTAAATACTAGCCTGTTAAACACATTCCCTGAATACACAGAATTTTACAAACTATGTAAGACGACATTTGAAAATTATGGAAAATAAAAGATTTTTTGCATATGGTTGCAGTTATACTACCTATGCTTGGCCTACATGGGCTGACCTGTTGGGGAGGCAATATTTAGAATATTTTAATTACGGACAACCCGGAGCAGGTAATCAGTTTATCTTTAACGCAGTAATGGAGTCAGATGAGCGTCATAAAATTACCAAAGACGATTTGGTAATCGTGCAGTGGTCCGGCCCCAGTCGCGAAGATAGGTATAAAGACAATAAATGGTTAACACAAGGCGGAGTGGCTAATTATTATACAGGCCCTGAAATGACAAAATTTTTTGATTTTAGAGGGTTTGTTATTAGAGATTTAGCATTAATTAAAGCAACCAAGTGTTTTTTAGATAATGCCGGATGCGATTATAGATTTATTTCGATGGTACCATTTGATTCTAATAATGAATATCAAGATATTTCAAATGCCGACGTTGCAGATGTGTGTGAACATTACATGAATATTATTAAGTTGATAAAAACGAGTTACATCGAAGTGTTAGGAGATTATGGCCAAATTAGACCTCGAACATTACACGGAATTAACATAACTGATAATCACCCGCTGCCATCAGAGCACTATAAATATTTACAGACCGTACTCCCGGAATTTTTAGTCGACAGTCAATTAGCTGATGCATTTGATAAAATATTAACACAAGTATGGGATACACATAACTGCGGATGGAATTACGATTGGCCAGAAGTTAACAGAAGAATCGTAACAGATAGATTGTGATGAATAATAAAAGATTCTTTGCCTATGGTTGCAGTTTTACCAGCTACGCATGGCCAACCTGGGCCGATATATTGGGTAGACAATACGATCAGTATTACAATTATGGCCAACCTGGTGCCGGTAATATGTATATTTTTAACTCGATAATAGAGTCAGAAAATCGTCATAAATTTACTAAAGACGATATTATCATTATACAATGGACTTGTTCTTCAAGAGAGGATAGATATAAAAATGGAAAATGGGTAACTCCGGGGGGCGTTGCTAATTATTACACCTCTGAAGAACTTAAAAAGTTTTTTGACTTCAGAGGGTTTGTTATTAGAGATGTTGCTATAATATCAGCTATGAAAGGGTTTTTAGATAATATCGGTTGTGAATATCATTTTATATCTATGGTTTCTTTTGTAACCAATAACATGTATAATGACATATTTGAAACCGACACCGAGGATATTGCAGAATTATATAAGGATCTGTTGTCTTTTATTAAACCGAGTTTTCATGACGTACTAAAAAGTAATGTAAACAACTTACCAAGAACTTTACAAAATATTAAGGCTGTTGACAGTCACCCACTTCCGACGGAACATTACAAATATATAAAAACAATATTGCCACATTTGTTAACTGAGCCCGAATCGATAGCAATTGAATTTAATAATACGTTATCGAAAATATGGTTGTCTAGCTACCAATGGGATCATGTTTGGCCGGATGTAATTAAAGGTGTAACTAACATTGAAAAAAAATTATGATAAATGAACAAAATAAAAAAACATGGTGTGTAAACGCTGACCACGCAATGAGTGGAAATAATACCGGTACAACAAAAATTTGTTGTATGTATCGAGATGAAGATTTAAAACATTCATTAGGTGCTGAACCTATTGCAATTAATTTTAATCAAAAAGCATTTTGGGAAGTGAGAGATACATTGGGTTCCGGAAAGAGACACGATAAGTGCAGTTGGTGTTTTGAAGAAGAAGATGCTGGCCGAAGAAGCAAGAGGCAAAGAGACAATGACAAATACGCAGATTGGTTACGTAACGGTAATACTCCTTTCAACGGGCTGGCAAAGGTTGAATTGAACTTAGGAAATACCTGTAATTTAAAATGTCGTACATGCGGAAGCCATTCTAGTAGCACATGGATGCAAGAAGAGTTTGATGTATACGAACACAGTAGTTTTCCAACATATAAATTATATGCCAATAATATGAAGAAGTATCATCAGCACTATGACGACGAAAGTCCGTTTTGGGATGATCTCGAAGTCAATTTAGGAACAATCAAACAATTTGATTTCTATGGTGGCGAACCGTTTATGAGTAAAAAAATGTGGCGCATACTCGAAGTTGCGGTTGAAAAAGGATACGCTAGTGATATGGAAATTCATTATGCAACAAACGGAACTCAGTGGCCGGAAGATAAAGTAGAAATCTTTAAACATTTTAGGCATGTGCATATAAGTTTTAGCACTGACGGAATTGAAGAACAATTCGAATACATGCGATTTCCAGCCAAGTGGAGCGATGCAAAGGAAAACATGCGAAAAGCAATTGAGCTAAATGATCGAACGGGAAATTTATATCTCGGTTGGTGCATAACACTTAGTACATTGAATATCACTGGACTTCCGAGATTGTTAGAAGAGCATTCTAAACATTTTAAATCTTTTGGTCCGTATCTAAATTTAGTTCACGGTCCTAAACATTATAATCTAACAGAATTACCCGAAGAAATAAAACCGTATGTTATTAATTTATTAACCAATATTCCCAAGGAGCATACTGACCAGCATATGCACGAGCACCACATACCCGGTATTATTAATTATATTAAAAACGGAAAATCCACTCCGGGGGAATGGGATAAATTTAAACAAACAACAAAAACACACGACGGATATCGACAACAAAATTTTGCTGATATTTTTCCAGAATATGCCAAGGTAATCGGATATGAATAATTTTTTTAACTTTCCAGAATTAAATCAACTGCACATTGAATTAACAAATGCATGCAATGCAGCATGCCCAATGTGTACCCGATTCCATGCTAACAGTCCACTTATTCGTCCTGATTTAGAAATAGATCAAATCACGATTGAAAAATTTAAAAAATACTTTCCACCGGAAGTTGTTAACAAATGTGAAGTAATTTTGTTTTGTGGTGTACACGGTGACCCCGGCATGGCAAAAGATCTATACGAAATTTGCGAATACATAGATGAAGTAAGTCCAACAACCGTTATTCGTATGAATACAAACGGCGGAATGCGTAAACCAGAATTCTGGGCTAAGATGGGGACTTTGTTTTCGAAAAAATCAAGAGATCACTGGTCGTGGCAAATTACATTTAGTATCGACGGACTATCAGACACCAATCACTTGTACAGAAGAAATGTAGATTGGGATAAACTTGTAGCAAATGCAAAAGCATTTATAGATGCAGGCGGTCGTGCAGAATGGGACTACCTGATTTTTAAACATAACGAACACCAAATTGACAAAGCAAAACAACTTTCTAAAGATATGGGGTTTCATGCGTTTGTTCCTAAGAAAGCGTTAGGAGTAGACAACGGTACAAGTTTAGTACGCATGAGTGCAATGACTCGTGAGGGCGAATTTGATTATTGGATCGATGCACCAGTTGATCCAAAAAATCGAAATTTAGAAAATCCACAAGGCTCAGTTCAAAATCAATTTTGGAAATTTAGTACAGACGATTACAAGCGTCTTAAAGAAAACAAACTAACACATAACAATCATCCCGAACGAGTCAGCAAAGTTTACGAAATGTTAGCAGTGGAAGACAACAGCATATTGGATAAAGCTAAAATTGATTGCAAAGCAAAAACAATGAACGGCGGAAAAGAAATATTTGTTGATCAAAAAGGTCGAGTGATTGCTTGTTGTTACATGGGAACACATTTAAACGGCGTACATTCTGATAGTCAAAGTCTGCAATTACACCACGAAATAGAAAAATACGGGTGGGATCACTTTGATCTTAATAAACATAGTCTTCAAGAAATCATGGAAGGTCATCACTTAGATCGTGTGTTTACGGACTCATGGACAAAGCCTAGCTGCGCCGAAGGCAAAATGGCATATTGTGCTAACATATGCGGAACCTTTAGTCGAGTGGATAAAATTTATACACATGAAAAAATGGATGATAAATCTAGAAATTGGCGGGAAATAAAGGTATCTAAGTGAATAAAGAAACATTTTGTTCGCTACCGTTTACTGAAATATTTTTAGGGCCGGATGGTAATATTAAAACTTGTTGTTCGGCTGCAAGTTCAATCGGATCGTTGCATACAAATTCTATTGATGAAATTATCAATAGTCCCAAAGCTAAAGACATTAGGCAACATATACTTGATGGAAAATGGCACCCTAATTGTAGACAATGTAAACAACAAGAAGATCAAGGAGTAAGATCTGAAAGAATCTCAGATAGCGAAACATTAATTCGAGATTATAACACACTAGATAAACATTTTTTTAAATTACAAAGACTTGATCTTCGTTGGAGTAATACTTGTAATTTATCTTGTGTATATTGTTACGAATTTTTTAGTTCTAAATGGTCAGACATAAAAGGAATTAAAGTCAATACTATAAAAGATGAAAATGAACAAAATCTATTTAATTTTATAAAACAAAATATTGGAAACGGATATCAGTCAAAAGGAACTATAATGCTAGGAGGGGAACCTCTCTTGCAAAAACAGAATTCTAAACTTATCGAAATGTTAAGTGGAACCGGATTTTATATTATTACCAACTTAGCAGTTCCTTTAAAAACAAATAAAATAGCTCAACAATTATTACAAGAAAAAGAGTGCAATTGGGGAGTAAGTTTTGAAAACGTCGGTGACAGATACGAATATGTTAGAAGAGGAGCATCCTGGAATACGTTTGTAGAAAATGTAGATTATTATCATAGTATGTCTGATCAACAAAATAGATTAGAAGCTCACTCTTTGTATTCTGTCTATAGTGCATTTAATTTAGTAGAATTTTATAATTTTATTACCAGTAAAAATTTTAAAAATGTTTTCTGGAATCTACTCGAATCATCAGGAAACAATGTAGATGTGAATGTTTTAAATATGTCCACAAGTCTAAAAGAAAAAGCAATATGCGAAATAGAACTTTGTGAAAAACTTTATGCAACTGCACCGGGAATCGAATCTTTATCTAATATTAAAAATTTATTGATCAAAAATAATAATATCAAATTTAATAATAAAAAAATATTAACAGATATAACAACAATCGAAAGTCAAATTAAAAACAATCACACACTTTTTAAAGATTTGTGGCCTGATGTATATACGGAGTTAGGGCAATGACAATGAAAATATTAACTATTGTTCATTGGGCAGATCTGTTTCAATTATCTTTACAAGCAGAATCATTATCTAAATTTTGGTTAGGTAATAAACGGTGGACTATAGTTATTGAAGACTCGCTATTGCTTCTTCAACAACATAGTCTAGATTGGTGTAAAAAAAATATACATATAAAAGGATGGCATATAGATTTTATTATTCCCGATACTCGTGAAATTCGATACAATGGATGGATAAGACAACAGCAATTTAAATTGTATTATTCTGCTCATGCTATTGAAGACTGGGTATTAATTCTAGATGCTAAAAACTTTATGATACGTCCAACTGACGAATCTTTCTTTTTTAGAAACGGTAGTATATTGTATATTCCGGGTTCTAGTTATGACGATTTTTTTAAAAAAACAATAGTTGGTGCAACAGAACTACTAGAAATAGATAACTACGGAGTTCCGGAAATTTCTTCTATAACTCCTTGGGTTTTTAATAAAAAAGAAGTTTTAAGTCTAATTACTAAACTTGAAATAGACATAAATCATTGGCCAATGCCGACTAATGCTACAGAGTTTACATTATATTGGTTATGGTCTTACAAAAAATTTAGTTGGACTCCTGTTCAATTTGTTACAGGATTTTGGCAAGAAAAATATTCTAACACAATAACTACCATTCCTAGTATCTTTGATATTAAAGAAGGAGCTAGAACTTCAGATGATTTAAGATTTTGGACACATCATCGTTATACGGCAGACCCTGTTGCTCGACAATTAACAATACAACTTTTGGAAGAAGTAGGATTATCAACAGAAGTTCTAACCCAATGGAATAACGAATTTGAAAAAAATTTAAATAGCAATAATACAAGAACTCATCAAGAGTTTTTAAAAAACAGAGAGGGATCTGATCCTGGATTTGATCCTCAGTGGTATACAGATAATACAATATAAGAAAAATTAATAAAAATGAGATTATGGACTTACGGTGATAGTTTTGTAGCAGGGGATCAAGATATCCCAGGTCGGATTGATGCTATTGAAGAATATACAAAATATAATAGATATAATGTAAGTTTTGCCTCACACCTTGCTAGAAAATTAGATTTAGAGTTAATTAATAGAGGAATAAGCGGATGCAGTAACTTTGTTCAACTAGACAAATTATTTTTAGATGCTCCTTCTATCAAAAAAGATGATATTGTTTTATTTGGTTTAACTACTGCATGGCGTGATAGGGTTACAATTCCTTATACTTGCCCAGAATATTTAAAAGACACAAGAGGTCCAGCACTGCTGCATAGAGAACTAGTTTCGAAAAAATACAATCTTGAAAAAACAGCAACTATTGATTTATTTTATGTACTGAGTGTTATTGAAAAAATAGAAAAAATTTTTAATATTAGGGTTGTTAAATTTAATTTATTTCACGATTCTATTGCAGAATCTTTAGAAGAAGATAAAAATTTTTTTAAATTTGATAATTTCATTGGGTTGGGCCTCGACGGTAATACTATATTAGATGTATTAACAGATAACTGGGGAAATAAAATTAGTAGAATATCCGATCACAGTAAGTGGAAGCCACCGGTCGAATACAAACATTTATTCACTCAAAAATCTCATCCCAATATTGAAGGCCATAAAAAAATAGCAGTATGGTTAGAAACTGAATTAAGAAAAATGCAGATTATTTAAAATGGAATTTACATTAGATAGAAATTGGCGGAAAGGATTAGGAACAGAATTAATGGTCTTATGTACCTTGCTCGACTACAAGGTATCACAACTCAATATCAACGAAAATTTAAATAACACTAATTTTGAAAAATATAAAAAAATTTTTAATATCTCAGATGATATATTAAGAATACATCAAACAACAGATTTACAGAATGAAATAGAACCTAGCGATATTTTTAAAGTCTACAGTCCCTATTACAAGTTATCAAATAATAAACAAAACAAAAGATTTATAGGTATTGCTGCTTACCAAGATAGTCAAGCATTTGAAAATCCAGGAATAACATACCCTGAATCAAAATATTATCCTATACAAAAATATTCAGAATTATATAAACTTTTAAAATTATGTGGTTGGGAAGTAATTACATTAGATAATAGAAATGTTTCTGTAGAAGAAAAAGCTGACCTAATATCGAATTACTGTGAATGTGTCATCGGATACGAAGGGGGTATTGCTCATCTGTGTCATATGCTAGATGTTCCTTATATAATGTTTCCTTGGAAAATTCCGTTTGATGTAAAACTCCTTCATATAGATAAAAAAACATTTTTCTTAGATTCATTTGATCAAATACTTTCTTGGTCTAAAAAAGATTTAGATAATTGTATTAGTGATTTACACAGCGGGATAACTAATAATGAGTTAGTTAATAACAAAAAGTTAATAACAAAAAGATTAACGGGCCACCTAGTATCTAAAGAAGAAAAAGCATTTCTAGCAACTAAATGAAAAAAATTATTCCAATAGTCAAAGCAACACTACACAAACCTGTAGATCTAGATGATAAACATTTAAAAATAATGGAAGCCATACTTCCTTATGCTAGATCTACCCCTCAGAAAAATCTTACAGAAGTAGTTATTAACAATGTAACTAGAAAATCTAAAGTAAGATTTTTCTTATTACCCGAGTGGGCTATTAATTTTCCACCTTATAATCTAGCAAGACTAATATCAGTTGCTAAAGAAGCAGGTTATAGTGCTGACGGAGTTGATTTAAACATCAAAGCACATAAGAATAAATCTAATTGGAACATCGACTTTAATCCGTGGCACGGCAGCAAAGAGTGGAGATGGATGGGAGAGTCATACCATCAACATCTGCACAAATATATGCAGCCACTAATGGAGAAGTATATAAAACAAATTGAAACAGACGGGGTGGATGTTGTTGGATTTAGTTTATATTACTGCAATCAAGAACCAACGGATTGGATGGCATCTGAAATTAAACGAAGATATCCTCATGTTAAAATTATGGTAGGTGGGCCGCAGTGCCACGCATTTCCTCCTGGCCCAGATAAACCTTATTATGACTATGTTGTATCTGGAGAAGGCGAAGAAATGCTGCTTAAAGTTTTAGATGAAATAGAAACAGATAACGCATCTTCTTTGCAGGTAACTATAGCACAACAAGAAGGTCAACGATTGGATCTAGATCTGTTACCCTGGGCAGATTACAGCCATTTTGAGTTGTCGGCATATGAAATGCCCAACGGAGTTAACGCTGAATTTAGTAGAGGATGTACAGCCAAGTGTGTATTTTGTAGTGAAACACATTTTTGGAAATATAGAGGACGATCAGCTAAAAACACCCTAAATGAAATTGTACATTTGTATAACAACTACGGAATAAATTTTATTTGGTTCCTCGATAGTCTAGTCAATGGAAACATAAATGAATTAAGAGCATTTTGTAAAGGAGTAATTGCCAGCGGAATTAAAATTAGTTGGACCGGTTATGCTCGTTGCAATGAAAAAATGGACTTTGAATATTACCAAGATCTCGCAGGATCTGGATGTAAAATGTTGAGCTACGGAATAGAATCCGGTTCTAATAAAGTTCTTAAAGATATGGATAAACGTGTTACTGTCAATGAGATAGAACAAAATTTGTATCACGGATCCTTAGTAGGAGTAGAAGCTCACACTAATTGGATTATAGGATTCCCTACAGAAGAAATGCAACATTTTTACGAATCGTTAAATCTAATATGGCGCAATCGTTCTTATATAGCAGTAATTGCCTGCGGTCACGGATTTACAGAACCGCCCGATACAATTTTATCTCAGAACTCTGAAAAATATGGAATGATAAAAGCCTATTATATGAACAATTGGATTACGCATGATTTTAGAAATTCAAAAGTTCATCGAGCCATTAGATTGGTTACATTCAATATATTCCTAGAACATACTCCAAAGGCTGGAATAGTTAATAGGCTAACAGATAATAATTTTGCTAATTTTAGCACAGACAAATATCACAAAATTAAATTTCACAAGAATAAGATATTAAACTCTATAGAATATGAAAATTTTGATTTTGATATAATTAAACCTAATATTAATCCGTTGGCTGATAGTGTAGTAAATGAAATATGGCCCTTGTTGCGTCTGCTATGGAGAGCACGTGGAGGATACGAAATTGACGTATTGATTACACCAGAAGATATTAATAACGAGTTTGGAATTAGACTAGGGTGTAATCTAACAGCCATTTACAATTTTAAAATAACAGCCTCAGGCGAATGGTCAGCTGATTTTAAATTTAATTTTAAACAAGATGCTGATGCTTGGAGATATCAGGATTATTCTAGAGAAACTTCTATGTCGGCGAAACGTGCTAGAACATTGGCAGTGCCGGGAAGTAATGGTGAAAGTGATTGGACTTCAGCAAAATATGACGTGCATTTAAAACTAATTGAAGAATTAAAAGACACAGATTTTAGTTTTAATTACCACTACCAAAATTCTGGTAAATGGTAATTAAAATAGTTTATTAGTTTCGCTGGCAATATCTTTTTTCAGCCGGGTTATGTCAACTTTGAAATCAATTTTTTTGATTTCATCTTTGTATTCTTGAAGTGTGTTGAGAAGTATCTCGGCAATACCTTCCGGAGTCTGTTTGATCAATTCATTCTTCACATCGATTTCCCACACCCTGCCATCTGTGAAATCCAGTCTCACGGAATCCAGATAGGCCACAGGCATGGTGTTCATGTACAGATCTTCAAAAACCTCCGGCCACTCTTTCACAAGATGTCGAGGAGGTTTAAACAACGGATTAGGCATCAGCAGCTTCTTCTACCTTCTTGGTTTTTTTCACTGTGGGATCAAGTTCTTCGGCTTCTTTGCGCAATCTTGCTGCTTCTTTGTACATGGCATCTGCCTGACTGCGATATGACTTTGCGAGATCTCGATCAGTCAGCGCAGCATTGGTACTAGCCTGCGCCCGAACAGGAGCTGGAATATCAGAGTCCACTGCAGGCACAGTGTCGTTCACAGTGGCTACATCTTTGACTTCGACTTTTTCTTTAGGTGCTCCTGACACAAAAGTGCATAGATCATCTACAGTGCAATTTTTCTGCTCTGCTATCAGTGTGTTGAGATTGGCTAAAATCACAGTGTCATTGGTAGTGGGAGTCATCATCACAGCATCTGTAGCCACTTTTAACAATCTGTTATCAGCCTGCATGGCTCGCAGCATAGGCCTGCCATCTGGGAATGGGCGTATGTGCATGATTTCACCAAACTCAAAGGCATCCTGCGCCTGTTCAGTTTCAACCAAAGTCATGATTGAATCATGATACTGGTCCGGCAACTGTGCCACAGGTAATACCAGCGCCATATTTGATTCTCCGGGCAGAGTCCTAAACACTACTAGTACCTTGGCACCTGTGTTTTGAATCCTTCCTATGTGTTTAAGACTTTTCATTTTAACCTTCCTTTTTAGATACAGCTTCAAGGAAGGAATTTAGTTTATTGAAACTTTTACCAACTGCTTCCAATTCTGCTGCTTTGAACGCTCCTCTGCTTGTTGCAACTTCTATGATATTTTTCACAGCCAACAAATCACTGATATTGAGATCAGGACCTTGTGCTGCGGGTGCTTCTGTTACCGGTGCTGCGGCTTCGGTAGGTACTGCTGTTTCTTTGACTTCTTCTGACATTAGTTTCTCCTTAGGTGTGGGCATGCAAGCATGAAATAGGTCAATTCTTTTTGATCTTCAAATCCCACAAAGTGTGTGGATCTGAGATTTCCACTCTTGTCCAGAGCAGGTTTTTTACAGATATAATATCTGCCTTTTAGCTTGACTTTGATCCAATCTTCGATACCTTCGAATATTTCAGAATCTGAAATATTCAA